TGCTGGCTGCGGGATCAGGTAAGGCAGAACCGGTCTCTGCATCCACAACCGCCCTGTTTGAACATTTCATGGCGAACCATTCACCGGCTGCGGTCCAGGGGGGCGTGTCACAGGCGTCAGAAGACGGTGATGCGGACGTGAAAATGCTCATGGCCATGCCATGAAGTCAGTGCTGAACATCAATACGAGGTTTTTACAATATGGTGACGAAAACCATCACTGAACAGCGTGCGGAAGTACGTATTTTTGCCGGTAATGATCCGGCTCACACCGCCACAGGCAGCAGCGGGATTTCCTCGGCAACACCGGCACTGACACCCCTGATGCTGGATGGGGCCACCGGGAAACTGGTGGTCTGGGACGGACAGAAAGCCGGTAGTGCGGTTGGCATACTGGTACTGCCGCTTGAAGGCACAGAGGCGGTGCTGACGTATTACAAGTCGGGGACCTTTGCGACGGAGGCAATCCGCTGGCCTGAAAGTGTGGATGAACACAAAAAGGCCAACGCCTTTACCGGCAGTGCCCTGAGTCACGCGGCGCTGCCGTAACACGTTATCAGGCCACCGCGTTGGCCTGACTGATTTCTTAATGAAAGGAACTGATTTATGGGATTGTTTACGACCCGCCAGTTACTCGGTTATACCGAACAAAAAGTTAAATTCCGTGCGCTGTTTCTGGAGCTGTTTTTCCGCCGTACGGTGAATTTCCACACCGAAGAGGTGATGCTGGACAAAATTACCGGAAAAACGCCGGTGGCGGCCTATGTCTCCCCGATCGTTGAAGGAAAAGTGCTTCGCCATCGCGGTGGTGAAACCCGCGTGTTACGTCCGGGCTACGTCAAGCCCAAACACGAATTTAATTACCAGCAGGCGGTTGAGCGCCTTCCTGGTGAAGATCCGGCTCAGCTGAACGACCCGGCCTACCGTCGTCTGCGTATCATTACCGATAACCTCAAACAGGAAGAGCACGCCATTGTCCAGGTGGAAGAAATGCAGGCGGTGAATGCCGTGCTGTATGGCAAATACACCATGGAAGGGGATCAGTTTGATACTGTCGAGGTGGATTTCGGGCGCTCTGAAGGAAATAACATTGAGCAGGCTGACGGTAAAAAATGGTCTGAGCAGGACCGTGATACGTTTGATCCGACGCATGATATTGACCTCTACTGCGATCAGGCCAGCGGCCTTGTGAATATCGCCATTATGGACGGTACGGTCTGGCGTCTGCTGAATGGCTTTAAGCTGTTCCGCGAAAAACTGGATACCCGTCGCGGCTCAAATTCACAACTCGAAACGGCAGTGAAAGACCTGGGGGCGGTGGTGTCCTTCAAGGGGTATTACGGCGATCTGGCCATTGTGGTGGCGAAAACGTCTTATGTGGCAGAAGACGGTACCGAAAAACGTTATCTGCCGGAGGGCACACTGGTCCTGGGGAATACGGCAGCAGAGGGCATTCGTTGCTATGGTGCCATTCAGGATGCGCAGGCGTTGTCCGAAGGTGTGGTGGCCTCTTCCCGTTACCCGAAACACTGGCTGACCGTGGGCGATCCGGCCCGTGAATTCACCATGACGCAGTCCGCACCGCTGATGGTGCTGCCGGATCCGGATGAGTTTGTGGTGGTACAGGTGAAATAATCCGTGAGCGGGGGCGAAATGCCCCCGTGTCTTTTTTCACAGGAGGCTGAGATGGCAACAAAAGAAGAAAATCTGAATCGTCTTCGTCAACTGGCTGGCCTGCTGGGGCGCGAGGCGGATATGTCGGGGAGTGCTGCGGATATTGCTCAACGTGTGTCTGAGTGGGAAGAGGAGCTTGCTGTTTCCCCGGAGGGCATTATGCACTCTGATGAGAGCGGGGCTGATCAAAATCACACAGACGATGGTGAGCAGTTGCACAACACGGATGCTCCGGATGATGTTAAAGCCGTCCGGGTACGGAAGTGCCTGCAAGTAATGGGGTATTGCCCGGAGACAGGTCGTCCCGTTGAGCTGGCGTTACGGGGTATGCGTGTTCTGGTGCCATCATCACTGGCAACGGCCATGATACAGCACGGAACGGCTGAGCATGCGTGATTTTCAGAATGCCTTTGATGCTGCCCTCGCCGGGGTGGACAGTACGATCGTTGAAGTGATGGGGATCCGTGCGCAGTTCACCTCCGGAGCACAACGTGGCGGCGAAGTTCAGGGGGTTTTTGACGATCCGGAGTCGCTGGGTTTTGCCGGTGGCGGGGTCCGTATTGAAGGAAGCAGCCCGTCATTATTTGTGCGGACGGATACGGTGCGTGCCGTGCGGCGTGGTGACACGCTGACCATTAACGGCGAGATGTTCTGGGTGGATCGTGTTTCTCCGGATGACGGGGGCAGCTGTTATCTCTGGCTCAACCGTGGGCAACCACCCGCTGTTAACCGGCGACGATAAACGCAGGGTGAAATTATGGCGATAAAAGGGCTTGATCAGGCGATTGATAATCTGAGCCGGGTTCGTAAAAACGCCATTCCGGCGGCTTCAGCAATGACGATTAACCGCGTGGCCACAACGGCGATTAATCAGTCTTCATCACAGGTTGCCCGGGAGACAAAGGTACGCCGGAAACTGGTTAAGGAACGGTCCAGACTGAAACGGGCCACGGTCAGAAATCCGAATGCAAAAATTATCGTTAACCGCGGTGATCTCCCTGTGATTAAGCTGGGGATCAGAATGCTGGGGCGTCGTCCGGACAGCATACTCAAAGCCGGTCAGCATCGTTATCAGCGGGCATTTATCCAGCGATTAAATAATGGGCGCTGGCATGTTATGCAACGTCTTCCTCAGGCCAGATATGAGGAGGGCAATGACGACAAGGGAAGGAAAAAGCGTAATCGCCTTCCCATTCAGGTGGTGAAAATCCCGATGGCGGCCCCACTGAAACAGGCATTTGATGAGAATGTTGACCGTATCCGGCGTGAACGCCTGCCTAAAGAACTGGCATACGCGCTGAAACAACAACTGAGGATTGCGATAAAACGATGAAACACACTGACATTCGTGCCGCAGTGCTGGATGCACTCGAGCAGCATGAACACGGGGCGACGCTGTTTGATGGTCGCCCCGTTGTTTTTGACGAAGAGGATTTTCCTGCGATCGCGGTTTATCTGACGGATGCAGAGTATACCGGTGAAGAGCTGGATGCAGATACCTGGCGGGCCACGCTGCATATTGAGGTGTTTTTACCGGCACAGGTACCGGATTCAGAGCTTGATCAGTGGATGGAAAGCCGGATTTACCCGGCGATGACCGCGATCCCGGCACTGGCAGGACTGATTACCACGATGGTTACGCAGGGCTATGAGTATCGTCGTGATGACGATATGGCGTTATGGAGTTCTGCAGATCTGACTTATTCCATTACATACGAGATGTGAGGACGATATGGCAACACCAAATCCCCTTGAGCCGGTAAAAGGTGCCGGTACCACTCTGTGGGTTTACAACGGCAAGGCTGATGCTTACGCAAACCCGTTGTCAGACGATGGCTGGCAGCGACTGGCTAAGGTGAAGGATCTGACGCCGGGCGAGATGACGGCTGAACCCTACGATGATAACTACCTGGATGATGAAGACGCGGACTGGACCGCGACCGGGCAGGGACAGAAATCTGCAGGTGATACCAGTTTTACGCTGGCCTGGAAACCGGGAGAGGAAGGCCAGAAAGGGCTTATAGGCTGGTTTGAAAGCGGCGATGTCCGGGCCTATAAAATCCGTTTTCCGAATGGCACGGTGGATGTGTTTCGTGGCTGGGTCAGCAGTATCGGTAAGGCCGTGACGGCGAAAGAAGTGATCACCCGCACGGTGAAAGTCACTAACGTGGGTAAACCTTCTGTAGCGGAAGAACGCAGCAAAATTACGCCGGTCACTGCGATTAAGGTAACGCCGACAGGTACGGTTGAAAAAGGGAAAACAACCACCCTGACCGTTACTGTGGAACCGGAAAATGCAACGGATAAGACATTCAGGGCGATTTCCGCCGATCCATCAAAAGCCACCATTAGCGTGAAAGATATGACGATTACTGTGACGGGGGTTAAGGATGGAAAAGTCAGCATCCCTGTGATTTCCGGTAATGGTCAGTTTGCTGCGGTGGCTGAAATTACCGTTAATAATGTGCCGGGTGGCTAAAGAGCTGAGAGATAAGCGATGTTCCTGAAAACAGAACAATTTGAATATAACGGTGTATCCGTCACGCTTTCTGAGCTGTCTGCGCTGCAGCGTATTGAGCATCTTGCCCTCCTGAAACGGCGGGCAGAAGAGGCTGAAGCCAGCGGCAACCTGCAGGTGAGTGTGGAAGATCTTGTCAGAACCGGCGCGTTTCTGGTGGCGATGTCCCTGTGGCATAACCATCCACAGAAAACGCAGTCACCGTCAATGAATGAGGCCGTGATGAAGATAGAGCAGGAAGTGCTCACCACCTGGCCTGCCGATGCCATTGCCCGGGCGGAAGACGTGGTGTTGTGCCTGTCCGGGATGATCGAAGCTGTTCGTCCGGATACTGATATTACTGAAGTGGCGAAAAATAACACGCTGACTGATGATGATTTTTCTGCGGGAAAGTCTTCGACGGCGAGCTGAACTTTGCCCTCAGACTGGCGCGTGAGATGGGGAGACCCGACTGGCGCGCCATGCTTGCCGGGATGACATCCACCGAATATGCCGACTGGCACCGTTTTTACCGCACGCATTATTTTCAGGATACCCAGCTGGATATGCATTTTTCCGGGCTGACGTACGCTGTACTCAGCCTGTTTTTTTGCGATCCGGATATGCATCCCTCTGATTTCAGTCTGCTTGTCCCCCGGCATGAGGAAGAGCAGGTGGAGAGGCCGGATGAGGACAAAATGCTGATGCAGAAAGCGGCAGGACTTGCCGGAGGCGTCCGGTTCGGTGGGGACGGAGGGCGCGATATTTTATCGTCTGCGGATGTGGCGGATGTCATGGTGGATGATGCCGCATTAATGATGGCTTCAGCGGGGATTCCGGGAGGTGTGAGATATGTCCCAGCCGGTTGGTGATCTTGTTATTGACCTTAGTCTGGATGCTGTCCGTTTCGATGAGCAGATGAGCCGGGTAAGGCGTCATTTTTCAGGTCTGGATACCGACGCCAGAAAAACCGCCAGTGCTGTTGAACAGGGCCTGAGCCGCCAGGCGCTGGCTGCACAAAAAGCCGGGATTTCCGTCGGGCAGTATAAAGCGGCCATGCGAACCCTGCCCGCACAGTTTACGGATATCGCCACGCAGCTTGCCGGTGGTCAGAATCCCTGGCTGATCCTGCTGCAACAGGGCGGTCAGGTGAAGGACTCCTTCGGCGGGATGATCCCCATGTTCAGGGGGCTTGCCGGTGCGATCACCCTGCCGATGGTCGGGGTCACCTCGCTGGCGGTGGCGACAGGTGCGCTGGTGTACGCCTGGTACCAGGGAGATTCCACGCTTTCAGCGTTTAATAAAACTCTGGTTCTTTCCGGTAATCAGTCCGGACTGACTGCCGATCGTATGCTGACTCTCTCAAGAGCCGGGCAGGCAGCAGGGCTGACGTTTAACCAGGCGAGAGAGTCACTGGCAGCCCTGGTGAATGCCGGTGTGCGTGGTGGTGAACAGTTTGATGCCATCAACCAGAGTGTCGCGCGTTTTGCGTCTGCATCCGGTGTGGAGGTGGATAAAGTCGCTGAAGCCTTCGGGAAGCTGACCACTGACCCGACGTCGGGACTGATGGCGATGGCGCGCCAGTTCCGTAACGTGACGGCAGAGCAGATTGCGTATGTTGCACAGCTGCAGCGTTCCGGAGACGAGGCCGGGGCATTGCAGGCGGCGAACGATATCGCCACGAAAGGCTTTGATGAGCAGACCCGTCGCCTGAAAGAAAACATGGGAACACTGGAGACCTGGGCGGATAAAACAGGGAAGGCATTCAAATCGATGTGGGATGCCATTCTGGATATCGGTCGTCCGGAATCCTCAGCGGATATGCTCGCCAGTGCGCAGAAGGCATTTGATGAGGCGGATAAAAAATGGCAGTGGTACCAGAGCCGGAGCCAGCGCCGGGGAAAGACCTCCTCTTTTCGTGCGAACCTTCAGGGGGCATGGGATGACCGGGAAAATGCCCGTCTGGGTCTGGCAGCGGCCACGCTGCAGTCGGATATGGAAAAAGCCGGTGAACTGGCGGCAAGGGACCGGGCTGAGCGTGAGGCGTCACAGCTGAAGTATACCGGAGAGGCGCAGAAGGCGTATGAGCGCCTGCAGACGCCGCTGGATAAATATACCGCCCGTCAGAAAGAGCTGAATAAGGCCCTGAAAGACGGAAAAATCCTGCAGGCGGATTACAACACGCTGATGGCGTCGGCAAAAAAGGATTATGAATCGACGCTGAAAAAGCCGTCAGGTGTGAAGGTGTCTGCCGGTGAGCGCCAGGAAGACCGGGCGCATGCAGCCATGCTGGCGCTTGAAACCGAGCTCAGGACGCTGGAAAAACACAGCGGTGTGAATGAGAAAATCAGCCAGCAGCGCCGGGATTTATGGGAAGCGGAAAATCAGTATGTGGTCCTGAAAGAGGCCGCCACGAAACGGCAGTTATCTGAGCAGGAAAAATCCCTGCTGGCCCATGAGAAAGAAACGCTGGAGTACAAACGCCAGCTGGCTGAGCTGGGCGACAAGATAGAACACCAGAAGCGGCTGAATGAGCTGGCACAGCAGGCGGCGCGGTTTGAACAGCAGCAGAGCGCGAAGCAGGCGGCAATCAGCGCAAAAGCCCGCGGCCTCACTGACCGTCAGGCGCAGCGGGAGTCGGAAGAGCAGCGCCTTCGTGAGGTGTACGGTGATAATCCGGCTGCGCTGGCGAAGGCCACATCGGCACTGAAGAACACCTGGTCTGCGGAGGAGCAGCTTCGTGGAAGCTGGATGGCCGGGATGAAGTCCGGCTGGGGCGAGTGGGCGGAAAGTGCGACGGACAGTTTTTCGCAGGTTAAAAACGCGGCCACGCAGACCTTTGACGGTATTGCACAGAATATGACGGCGATGCTGACCGGCAGTGAGCAGAACTGGCGTGGTTTCACCCGTTCCGTGCTCTCCATGCTGACAGAGATTTTTCTGAAGCAGGCAATGGTGGGGATTGTCGGAAGTATCGGCAGCGCCATTGGCGGGGCTGTTGGTGGTGGCGCATCCGCGTCAGGCGGTACAGCCATTCAGGCTGCGGCGGCGAACTTCCATTTTGCGACCGGAGGATTTACGGGAACCGGCGGCAAATATGAGCCAGCGGGGATTGTTCACCGTGGTGAATTTGTCTTCACGAAGGAGGCAACCAGCCGGATTGGTGTCGGCAACCTGTATCGTCTGATGCGCGGGTATGCGGAAGGTGGTTATGTCGGCGGTGCCGGAAGTCCGGCGCAGATGCGGCGGGCGGAAGGTATCCGGTTTGAGCAGAACAACAGCGTGGTGATTCAGAACGACGGTATCAACGGACAGGCCGGGCCGCAGCTGATGAAAGCGGTGTATGAGATGGCCCGTAAAGGTGCGCAGGATGAGATTCAGGCGCAGATGCGTGATGGCGGCGTATTTTCCGGAGGCAGGCGATGAAAACCTTTCGCTGGAAAGTGAAACCGGATATGGAGGTGAACTCGCAGCCATCGGTGCGTGAAGTGCGTTTTGGTGACGGGTACTCACAGCGTATGGCGGCAGGGCTGAATGCTGACCTGAAAACATACAGGGTGACGCTTTCCGTGACCCGGGAGGAGGCCCGGCATCTGGAAGCGTTCCTGGCAGAGCACGGTGGCTGGAAGGCATTTTTGTGGAAGCCACCCTATGCATACCGGCAGATAAAGGTGACCTGTGCCGGGTGGTCTGCGCGGGTCGGGATGTTGCGCGTTGAGTTCAGCGCGGAGTTTAAGCAGGTGGTGAACTGATGCAGGATATTCGCGAAGAAAGTCTGAACGAGTCGGTTAAGTCAGAGCAGTCACCGCGGGTGGTACTCTGGGAAATCGACCTGACGGTACAGGGCGGTGAGCGGTATTTTTTCTGCAATGAGCTGAATGAAAAAGGGGAGCCGGTCACCTGGCAGGGGCGGCAATATCAGGCATACCCGATTGACGGCAGCGGCTTTGAGATGAGCGGGAAGGGCAGCAGTGCCAGACCGTCGCTGACGGTGTCCAATCTGTTCGGTCTGGTCACCGGGATGGCGGAAGACCTGCAGAGTCTGGTGGGGGCCACGGTGGTCCGCCGCCGGGTGTATGCCCGTTTTCTGGATGCGGTGAATTTCGTTGCGGGCAATCCGGAGGCGGACCCGGAGCAGGAGCTGAGTGACCGCTGGGTGGTGGAGCAGATGTCGCAGCTGACAGCCATGACGGCCTCGTTTGTGCTGGCCACACCGACCGAGACGGACGGGGCGCTGTTTCCCGGTCGTATCATGCTGGCGAACACCTGTATGTGGACCTACCGCTCTGATGAGTGTGGTTACACGGGCGGGGCTGTGGCGGATGAGTTCGATAAACCCACCACGGATATCCGTAAGGACAGATGCAGCAAGTGCATGCGCGGGTGTGAACTGCGCAGGAATGTCGGCAATTTTGGCGGTTTCCTTTCCATTAATAAACTTTCGCAGTAAATCCCGGTTTATGACACAGACTGAATCAGCGATTCTGGCGCATGCCCGGCGGTGTGCGCCTGCGGAGTCGTGCGGCTTCGTGATAAGCACGCCGGAGGGGGAGCGGTATATCCCTTGTGTGAATATTTCCGCGGAGCCGGAGGCGTATTTTCGTATCGCACCGGAAGACTGGCTGCGGGCAGAGATGCAGGGGGAGATTGTGGCGCTGGTCCACAGTCATCCCGGTGGTCTGCCCTGGCTGAGCGAGGCGGACCGGCGGCTGCAGATAAAAAGCGCACTGCCCTGGTGGCTGGTCTGCCGGGGTGACATTCACAAATTCCGCTGTGTGCCACATCTGACGGGACGGCGCTTTGAGCACGGGGTGACGGACTGTTACACGCTGTTCCGGGATGCTTATCATCTGGCGGGGACTGAAATGCCGGATTTTCATCGCGAGGATGACTGGTGGCGCAACGGTCAGAACCTTTACCTGGACAATATGGCGGTCACCGGCTTTTACCGGGTGCCCCTGTCCTCTGCACAGGCGGGCGATATTCTGCTGTGCTGCTTTGGTGCTTCGGTACCGAACCATGCCGCCATTTACTGCGGCAACGGTGAGCTGCTTCACCATCTGCCTGAACAACTGAGTAAACGGGAGAGGTATTCCGAAAAATGGCAACGACGAACGCATTCTGTCTGGCGTCACCGCCACTGGCACGCATCTGCCTTCACGGGGATTTACAACGATTTGGCCGCCGCCTCAGCCTGTATGTGAACACGGCAGCGGAAGCCATCCGTGCCCTGTCGTTACAGGTGCCGGGCTTTCGCCGTCAGATGAACGAAGGCTGGTACCAGATACGTATTGCCGGTGATGACACGGCACCGGAGGCGGTGTACGCCCGTCTTCACGAACAGCTGGGTGAGGGAACGGTCATCCACATTGTGCCGCGACTGGCCGGGGCCGGAAAGGGCGGACTGCAGATTGTGCTGGGGGCGGCAGCCATCGTGGGCTCTTTCTTCACGGCCGGTGCCTCGATGGTGTTATGGGGTACAGCCCTGAGTGCCGGCGGTTTTTCTGCCACCACGATGCTGTTTTCACTGGGGGCCAGCATGATACTGGGCGGTGTGGCCCAGATGCTGGCCCCGAAGGCAAAAACACCGGATTACCGCGCAACGGATAACGGCAGACAGAACACGTACTTTTCCTCGCTGGATAACATGATTGCCCAGGGGAACCCGATGCCGGTGCCTTACGGGGAAATGCTGGTTGGCTCCCGCCGTATATCCCAGGACATCAGCACCCGTGATGAAGGCGGGGGCGGAAAGGTCGTGGTTATCGGGCGGCAGGGGTAAAAAGAATAAAAAAATCCCGCAGTGATCGCGGACAGGAACTGCGGGAGAGTTACGAAGATTAAGTGTAAGGAATTATTCTTATATCACGACAAAAAAATTAACGCAGAGAAATTATACGCGCCACAGTCAGTTTGTGAAAATGTGAAGATATTCAGAATTTTTATGCCATTACCGGTTTTAACCAACAGGATTATCGGTGGGCATGAAAGAAAACCCCGGTATCTGCTGATACCGGGGTTTCTCTTTAGCATGGCAGAAATGTGTTTCATGCTTTTCGGGCGAAGGATATCCGACTTCTGTACGGAATGGCAAGTGGCGGTTAATTTATTCAGGGGAAGGCTGTATGGGAAAAGGTGGCGGTAAGGCACACACGCCTCGTGAGGCGAAGGATAATCTCAAATCCACGCAGATGATGAGTGTGATTGATGCGATTGGTGAGGGACCGATAGAAGGTCCGGTGAAGGGACTGCAGAGTATTCTGGTGAACAAAACCCCGCTGACGGACACGGACGGTAATCCCGTGATACACGGTGTGACTGCGGTCTGGCGTGCCGGGGAGCAGGAGCAGACACCACCGGAAGGCTTTGAGTCCTCCGGAGCTGAAACCGGACTGGGCGTGGAAGTGACGAAGGCAAAACCGGTGACGCGCACCATTACGTCCGCGAACATTGACCGCCTGCGGGTTACCTTCGGGGTGCAGTCACTGGTGCAGACCACGTCAAAGGGCGACCGTAATCCTTCCTCTGTCCGGATTCTGATTCAGTTACAGCGTAATGGCCGCTGGGTGACGGAAAAGGATGTCACCATTAACGGCAAGACCACCTCGCAGTTCCTGGCCTCGGTGATTCTGGATAATCTGCCTCCCCGGCCCTTTAACATCCGGATGGTCAGGGAGACGGCGGACAGCACCACGGACCAGCTGCAGAATAAGACGCTGTGGTCGTCATACACCGAAATCATCGATGTGAAACAGTGCTACCCGAACACGGCCATTGTGGGGCTGCAGGTGGATGCGGAGCAGTTCGGCGGCCAGCAGATGACGGTGAACTACCATATCCGCGGTCGCATCATCCAGGTGCCGTCAAACTATGACCCGGAAAAACGCACGTACAGTGGTATCTGGGACGGCAGCCTGAAACCGGCATACAGCAACAACCCGGCCTGGTGTCTGTGGGACATGCTGACTCACCCGCGCTACGGCATGGGAAAACGTCTGGGGGCGGCGGATGTGGACAAGTGGGCGCTGTATGCCATCGGGCAGTACTGCGACCAGACGGTCCCGGATGGTTTCGGGGGGACCGAGCCGCGGATGACCTTTAATGCGTACCTGGCACAACAGCGTAAGGCGTGGGACGTTCTCAGTGATTTCTGCTCTGCGATGCGCTGTATGCCGGTATGGAACGGCCAGACGCTGACGTTCGTTCAGGACCGCCCGTCGGATGTGGTGTGGCCGTACACCAGCAGCGATGTGGTGGTGGATGATAACGGCGTGGGTTTCCGCTACAGCTTCAGTGCCCTGAAGGACCGGCACACGGCAGTGGAGGTGAATTACACCGACCCGCAGAACGGCTGGCAGACCTCCACGGAACTGGTGGAAGACCCGGAAGCCATACTGCGCTACGGACGCAACCTGCTGAAGATGGACGCGTTCGGCTGTACCAGCCGCGGTCAGGCCCACCGTGCCGGGCTGTGGGTGATAAAGACCGAACTGCTGGAAACGCAGACGGTGGATTTCACGCTCGGGTCACAGGGGCTGCGTCACACACCCGGTGACATCATTGAAATCTGTGATAACGACTATGCCGGGACCCTGACCGGCGGACGTGTCCTGTCCATCGATGCCGCCAGCCGTACCCTGACGCTGGACCGGGAGGTGACACTGCCGGAGACCGGCACGGCCACTGTTAATCTGATTAACGGCAGCGGTAAGCCGGCGAGCGTGGCCATCACCGCACACCCCGCGCCTGACCGGATACAGGTCAGCACCCTGCCGGATGGTGTGGAGACATACGGTGTGTGGGGACTCTCCCTGCCGTCACTGCGTCGTCGCCTGTTCCGCTGTGTCTCCATCCGGGAAAACACGGACGGCACCTTTGCCATCACGGCGGTGCAGCACGTACCGGAAAAAGAAGCCATTGTGGATAACGGGGCCCGCTTTGAGCCGCAGTCAGGCAGCCTGAACAGCGTTATCCCACCGGCAGTGCAGCACCTGACGGTGGAGGTGAGTGCAGCTGACGGTCAGTATCTGGCACAGGCGAAATGGGACACGCCGCGGGTGGTGAAGGGTGTGCGCTTCAGTCTGCGTCTGACCAGCGGAAGCGGAGAAGACAGCCGTCTGGTGAGCACCGCCATCACCGCAGACACGGAGCACCGTTTCAGTGGTCTGCCGCTGGGGGAATACACCCTGACGGTGCGGGCCATTAACAGCTACGGCCAGCAGGGCGAACCTGCGACCACCACCTTCCGGATTAACGCGCCTGCAAAACCCGCCACCATTGAGCTGACGCCGGGGTATTTTCAGATAACGGCGGTACCGGTGCTGGCGGTGTATGACCCGACGGTGCAGTTTGAATTCTGGTTCTCAGAAAAACGCATCACGAACACAGCACAGGTGGAAAAATCTGCCCGTTATCTGGGGACCGGCAGTCAGTGGACTGTCCAGGGGAGCCGGATTAAGCCGGGGACGGATTTCTGGTTTTACGTGCGAAGCGTCAACCTGGTGGGAAAATCTGCTTTTGTGGAAGCCAGCGGGCAGCCCAGCAATGATGGTGAAGGGTATCTGGAAATTTTCCGGGGGCTGATAGATGAGACGCTTCTGGGCCAGGCACTGAAAGAGCGCATTGATGCTTCAGCGCTGCGTACGGAGGTCACGCAACTGGAAGAAGACATCCGTCAGCGGATGGACACGGATATCGCAGAAGTGACCCGGAAAATCGGGGAGGCGGAAAACAGCCTCACGCAGCTGGTTGCGAAAAAGAATGAGGACCAGACACTGGCCATCGCGCAGGTGAGCCAGAAAGTGGACCGGGTGAGCAGTGAAATCTCACAGACTGTCAGCCAGGGGCAGTCAGAAAA